GACTATCGGATTGAATCATCCAGACTATCAAGGCCATACTGTTAGAAAGAAACAAATCGAAGGCATTGAAAACTGTTTGAAACTAGGCATGAAAATTAAAAATGTTAGTTACACACTTGAAACTGTAGACCAACTCGAATATTGTTTAGAAGAAATTCAACAGTTCGGAACAAGGATATGTGATCAATATAGGGTACGAGTTGGAACAGATATCGGAAGACACCCTGGAGAGGAAAAGATATACCTATCTCAACTGTTACAGATGGTAATAGATATATGCGATCGCAAAGGCTGGACCTACGAGTACGATCCAGAATACGGCATCAGGGTGCATTATCCGTTACGTATAAACGGTATATTGGTTAAAATAATTCAATGGCCTGATGTACGAACCATTGACCTTGAAGAAGATCAAACAGAATCGTGGGCAGATATGTTGCCTGGTAAACCTGTAAGCCCGTTAGTACATCAAGTCATTCTAAGAGATGGTGCAGTGAATAAAAACTTGCCGTTGTACGATTCAATACCTGAAAAGTATCAAAGGAAATACGATGCACGGGATTAATAATAAATCTTATTATGATATGACTCCGTATTTAGATATGGATCAGTTTGATAAGTTACAGCCGGAGATCCTAACAGGGTTTGCTCTGGCACGTGAATATGCCAAAGAAGGCACTTGGATGAAGCCAGGGTTTACCTTCGATGATATGAGTTACAAACTTAGTTGGAAACCTATCTATCAGTCCATGGATGAGTTCATGGAACTGCCTAAAGATGATCCTATATATCAAGCTGGCATAAAATTAATGCCAACAGATTTTAAAAACTTTCAACAACGTAACAAGTTTACTCGTTATCTAAAGATGGCTATGGGCTCATATGATCCATACATTTACTATTACTTGTGGGAAGAAGGTTCGTGGGATGATAGGACTGCACCTCGTAAACTAACACCCGAAGCTGAATACTTTCCTGAAACAGTTAAGTGGGTTGAAAGTCTAGTAGGTACAGTATTTGAAGACATCGGTCGTGTTATATTCTTTCATTGCGAGGCAGACGGCATTCCATTTGAACACAGAGACCTAGATGCTAATAACGGAGTCAATGTTGTTAAGCCACATCGCAACGAATTTATACACATTCGTCCTAACACAAAGAAAGCTATGTACTTGTGGGATCCAGAAAGTAAAGATAAGACTTACTTAAACTGTCGTGCGGCTTGGTGGAATGATGTTGACTGGCACGGCGGCGAACGTATTATGGAACAGAGTTATAGCTTGCGCATTGATGGCAAGTTTACAGAAGCGTTTCGTAAACAGTTAGGCATCGATCATTTGGAAACTTATTGATGTTTCATTCTTTAATTTTTAATCTAGGAAGTGGAAGAGCTATCCGTGGTCGAACATCGGGCGCCTATAGAATAGCAACAGAACTACGTACAAGTGGCTGGGATGTAGAAGTTATTGATTTTTTCTATTTCTGGAAGTTGGAAGAACTTGAACAGCTAGCGAAATCTAGAATAAATCAAAATACTAAATTTATAGGATTCAGCCATATTTTTACAGAATGGCCGCAGTTAGCTGAAGATTTTTGTAGATGGATTAAAGAGAAATATCCCAATATAACAATCATATTTGGTTCTAATGTGTATCTAAATTTGAATTCTAAATATATCGATTACTATTGTTCTGGATACGGTGAACTTGGATTAAAAGATTTATTAAACTGGTTATATGGTAACGGCAATCGGCCAATTATAACCCCGGTCGATAATAACAAAGTTGTATCTTGTCGAGATCATTATTTTGCGGCTCCCTGGAGGAATCCTATTATATTATACGAGGATAGAGATTTTTTATTGCCCTTCGAATGGTTAGGGGTAGAGTTCAGTAGGGGATGCAAATTTAAATGTGCATATTGCAACTACCCAATATTAGGAGTTAAAGGTGATTGGTCTAGAGATGTAGACAACTTCGAACTTCAAATGAAAGATGTTTATGATAGATTTGGAAACAACCGATATATTATTTCCGACGAGACGTTCAATGACCGCACTGAAAAGATTACAAAATTTGCAGATGTTGTTGAAAGATTAGATATAGATTTATTTTTCAAGGCATACATTAGAGCAGACCTACTGATTAGCAGACCAAAAGATAGAGAAGAACTATTAAGGATGGGAGTCAAAGGTCACTTTTACGGAGTTGAGAGTTTTAATCATAAGTCAGCAAAATCTATCGGCAAAGGTATGGATCCCGATAAAATGAAAAGGGGTCTTCTCGATGTTAGAGATTATTTTACAACTAACTCAGACGGTCGATATAGAGGAACTGTAGCACTAATAGCAGGACTTCCATACGAGTCAGAGGAAAGTATAGCTGATGGGTATAACTGGTTGGTGAAAAATTGGTCCGATCAATCAGTCATGCTTAATCCTTTAGATATATATAAGTCTCCTGAAGTTAACAATGCTGCGTTATTTGAAAAGAATTTTGAGGAATATGGCTATCGAGAAATGACTAATATTAACGAATGGAATAACATCTCCGGCATGGCGAACGGACCGCAGTTTTCAAAAAATGTTATTCTTTGGGAAAACGATTATACTAACTATTATAAGGTTCGTAAACTAGTTGGTGATTTAACAAAAGAAACATACGACAATTTTTATTCTTTTTCCTTTAACTTATCTCAGGATTTGTCAGGCAAAGGTCTTGATTACTCTCTAACAATACGTGGCAATGAAACTAATGAATCAGAACAACTATCTTTTGCTCGACATTATATTGATAAAAAATTGAGTTATTGAAATGAAAGATAATGATTTTTTTCTAAAATTAAATGTTCCTAACTTTCCAGAAATGCAAATGGAAATCATAGATTATTTAAAAAAGTATCCAGATTTGCTCCCCAGAGAAGTAACAGCGGAACGATTTGTGCATATTCCTCTTTCTGAATTTCCAATAGCCTATTCGGTATTTTCTCCTCGTGCTAAAAATAAAATTTATGAAACTAGTATAGGTATCGTCCCACCAAATCACTCAACAACAATACACATAGACGGTTTAAGAGAAGATCCAAATCATTTCTATACAAATCAGATAGAAAAGACAGTACGCGATCAGCCTGATAGATCTTTCGATGATATTGTTTGGGAGGAATATCCTCCCAACAATCAATATGTGTTAATAATTCCAATAATCAATTATGAAAAGTCTATGAACTATTGGTATGAAGTAACTAATAAAAAAGACAAGGAAATTATACATTACAATGAAAGAATACAGTTTCCTTTTAAATGGTGGTTAAATTATTATACAGATCCGGATACTGCTGTTCCTATAGAAAAAGTACTGATCGATAAACCCACCTTTATAAGATCGGACATATATCACAATATAAAAAATTACGGAACGGTTAACAGATTAGTACTTATTGTAAGGATATTCGAATACAAAAAATACTCATCTCTTGATCAGGTTTTTGACTACAATGGATTATTATGAAATATATAGGTAATTTTATAAACTGGATTGACGAACAGCATATCATAGAACATCTTACTGCATGCCAAGGCGATCGCACTCCGGTATGGCAACCTGATAGATGGCAAGGTAATCCTATTCTAGAAAAATTTACAGAAATGGCTCGTCCTGGATATTCTAACAACCAGTACTTCTTTCATCAGATGAATCCCAGCTCTAAGGAGATGCAGGGTTTTAAATTTACCTTACCGGAAGTTCCTGAACAACGAACCCATGTTAACTGGTGGTTTGTTATGTTATATCCTGGAGAGTTTCAAGCAATGCACATCGATCCGCAGTTGACAGAAGTCAGTAATCCTGTGCGTTACACAATGTTCCTACAAGATTGGGAACCGGGACATATCTTTGTCTGGGATGACAAAGTTGCTGCAAATTATAAAGCAGGAGATATGTTTGAATGGAGTGATCCTATGACTGTACACGGTCCTGCTAACATAGGTTACAATACTAGATACACTCTACAGATTACAATGTACGATTGAGTTTCGGACACAATAAATGACACATTGATCTAGGAACATTTAATCCAAGATGTACTCTAGGGAGAGAGCCATTATTAACAGTAGAATGCTCGAAGGAAGTATCGACTAGATATGCAGTGCCTTCTTCCATGTGAAGTTCACCTAGATGAGTGTGCCATACATAATCTTTATTAGTGATAATAGGAATATGCAGTCTCATCATATCAGGATAATTTTCATCGATATGCTTAGGTACTACTGTGCCTTGAGGATTTACACTCATAATAGCTCGATATCCATATGGAATTCTAGTTAGAATGTCTTCTGCCCATCCAAAGTAAATCTCAGAGTTGTAGTACTTGTCAATGCCTAATGGTTCTGTGTTTTTATCATAAAATCCAAACGGAGGTGAAAAATTCTTTAAGATATGAATAGACCAACCGTGTATAGTGCTGTCACCTAGCCTAGATTCCCACTTTAAGTGTTGGTACTTTTCTTCCAGCTCGGCATAATATTTTTTTGCCTTATCGATATCTATCTGAATGTCTAGTTTATAGAACATTTAATATCCTATGATATGAAACATATACTTGTTTGAGAATCCACCGTTGATTCCATTATGCCAATCTCGATAGTTGTTCCACTTAATAACTGTTCCCTGCGGTTGATTATAAAAATATTCCTTACCTAATATAAACACATGACCGATATCAGAGGTACTGATGAATACTGAATATCTTTTAATCAGGCCGTGTTTTAGATATTCAGCTTCATTGTCATCTATATCATAATGATATCCAGTCATATAACCAGGTTCAACACAACTGATCCAACTACGCAAAGGAGTGATGTTTAGATTCTTTGACAACTCATTTGCTAAATCAACTGTGCTATAATAGTTTGTCCATTTAACGCTATCAGTATTAAAGTTATTATCTGTCCATAACTTTAACATTTCTGCATATTCTGGATTATTCATATTCCAACGTGCGGGATCAACAGTAACTACTTTGCCTTCTGATAAGTTGCTTATAACGTTATCCCAGTTAATCATGGTATACCTCTTTGAATATTTCGACAAACGGAGAGTTTGGCCAATATATGGTCAGGTGATGTGTTACTGTGATTTCGAAAAACTTTTTAAAATCAATGTATCCACTATCAGTTGTTGACTCATTAAATCTATAAGCACCGTCTTTTCCTATAATATCTTCTATTATTTTTCTTTCTATAAACTGTTCTTCATATGGAACTACAGAATAATAATCGATGGTTTTTAACTTCTTATCTTTAGAGATATAAAAACTGTGAGGATACAAAGACATTTTCCAACAATCTTCTTTTCTGATATCTGTTAAAATCTTCCTAATCTGTTCCTGCCAATCGGGCAACTCTTTATCTAGATTTCTATTAGGATCAAATACTATTTGTGATAGTGTTTCTTTGTTCCATTCGATAAAAATTTTTCTATTTTTAATGTCTACATCATATACCCTTGGTGTCGAATCTAGATGTGATAGTTCTTTTAAAAATTTAACTTCTCGATTAAAAAACCAGTTAATCACATCTTCAGATATCATTGAATCTTGATTTCTATAATCCGGATCTGAACAATAATGCATACACATTATAGTACCGTCGGGGTTTACTGTAGGAGTATATAAAAGGTTAGACGCCGATGGAAATCCATCGGATGCTATTTTAAAATAATATTCCCAGTTTGTGGTATCAATCATTATGCTGTCCAACTTAATTTTTTATCAATATAAGTTTGTACAAACTGCCTAAATTTCAAATCATCTGTGTCCATGCTTGTGACTTTCTTATCGTACACATCTTGATAAACATTAGTTTCATGATAGACAAATAGCCTATCAGTTAAAAAAGGATTGCACCCACGGAGTCCTATAAACCCATTATCAGAATAAAATTCTTTTACAAGTGCTTCAGCTTCATACCAGTCCATGGTGTTGTGTTTCCATATAACCACATCATTCCTAGTACTGCCAACTCCGCCGCCTCTAGGTGTGGTAGATTTGAATATAACATGTCCGCTGCTGTCTTTAGATACTTCATATCCCGGGTTCTGTCGAGCTTCTAACTTAACTAGCCCGTTATCCATTAGGTCTCGAGTGAATCTGCTCTGGTTGGTCAGCGAATCGTCATAGTCGGGAACCTCTAATATATGTGCGCTGGCGCTTTGTCTAGTCCATTTAGTGTTGAGCCAATGTAATGAGTTGTTCCAAGATTCGACAGTTTCTCCGGGAATACCGCATATCATTTGTATGTTTGCCCTAAACAGTTTAGGCGCATGTATATCTGTATATGCCTGAAAGTCTAATAGGCCTTCTTGTAGTTTATCTGGATCCATTCCTTTACGCACAAGTTTGCCTGCTTCACGATTAAACGTTTCGATGCCCATGCTATGCCCAAGGAAACCTAAACGGATATAAGTGTCCCAGTGTTCACGATGTTTAACAACTAGGTCACCTCGTGCAAACCCACATATCCAAGGATTATATCCTAGTTCATCGACTGCATCGGCATACTTCTGTAGTTTCTCAGGACGATCGTTAAATGTTTCGTCCATCACACGCCAGTTAACAATGCCCCATTTTTCGAATCCTGTTTGTAGTTGACGTTTGAACTCTTCTTTACTAACACTGACATCTTTAGCTTGTCCGATGATAGGGAAGTTACAGTAAGAACAACTGAACATACATCCACGAGCTGTTTCAATCTGTGGGCATTCGTATGACATCATAAAGTCTCGAGCTTCATAGTCTACTAGATAACTGTCCAACGGAGCACTAGGATAATGATGTAGCCCTCTAATAACTTTTTTACTACCGAAGAAGGCAGGATCAGTTATTAAAGGTAAACCCAGTGTACCGATTAAATGTTTGCATAATGCTAATACAGCATTCTCACCGTAGCTGTCTACCCAATAGTCTACATGTTCGGCGGGTGTAACCATTGCGTTGTTACCTCCAATCACTACAGGAATGGTAGGATATTCTTGTTTAAGCCATGCTATAAATTCATTTAAGTAAGGACTCCATGGATTTAAAAATGCTGTGCCGAAACAAAACATAATCGTGTTGTTTGTTGTACGTGAGCGTACTAGTTCTTGTAGTTCTTCAAGTTTCCAAAATGCTGTAAAGTCAACTACTTCAGCATCCCAATCATTCATACGCAGGAACGTAGCTACACGATGTGGCCATAGTGCTCGTTCCCAGCGTTTACCGGTCAATGAAAATATCATTACATGATTCATATTATTTTAAACTCTTCTGGTAGTATACGTTTTAACGAATCTAACTTGTCCTGTTCTATATTAAATTTTATAGAAGTAGGAGAGTAAGAGAAGTTGTTTATAAAACCCAACTTGTTCGATTCGTTAAACCAAGGGCTTAGTTTATTGTCAAATAAAAATCTAGAATCGTCTATATTTCCCACTGTGGTAGTTAACGACACTGATATAGGATCTGTCAATGTATTATTCTTTAAAAGTTTTCTAACTACTAGTTGTATTCTAGCACGTCTGCCAAAGTTTGTTGCTGTATGTATAAACCCTGCATCCATGTCATACCAAATTCCATCTTGAGATAATGGATGCATTGTTTCTCTTATTAGATCTATTAGATAACAGTTTTCACCTAGTATATTCAAATGATATCTGTCATCAATGTCTGCATGACTTTGATAACAGTGTCCCGGATCCAAAATAATTATTCTAGCTTCACCTTTGCTTACAGGTAAAGAGTTATAAAGAGTTTCCCAAACTGTTCCTTTATACTCATCTTTCAATACCCAAGGATCATAAAAGAAATCTCCCGTGGGTTGATTAATAATAATTTTCATTCCTTCTTCGGGCAGTTCTTGACATGCTAGATTGAATAGAGCAGTGTCGACTGTATGTTTGGTAGGAGTTAACATGAAATATTTATGTGCTACTATTATATGGTTAAATATTTCATGAACCGTATGCGCATCGCCCCAGAATATTCAACTGACTATCTTGAAATCGAACGACCGAGCCCGTTATCCGATCTAAGAATTGAACAGTTAATATCGGATGTAATGACTGGCAAAATGGATTCCAACATTACTGATTCAGTATACATTGATTTTAAAAAAGAAACCACGAACTGGATTTTCAACAGCAAGCTCAATCAGCTTACAGGTTTCGATTCTTTTGAACGTGTTGACATTATTAACGGGTGTACACAGTTTATTGACAATCTGTATATGAAAGGCCCGGTACAGGTTCTTCGTAACGATTATAGGTATCATGATAGATTAGGGTTAGCGTATATCAAAGATGTGGGATCGCTAATACCCGATGTTCCATTAATCATAGCAATGCCGTTTCCTAGCATTGGTGCTCCACATCACGACATGGAGGAAATACTAGATGAAGCGAAAAACAAAAGAATTGATGTACATGTGGATGGCGCTTGGGTTACTTGCTGCCGCGGAGTTGTTTTTGATTTATCACATCCATCTATTAAGTCAGTCGCTATCAGTTTAAGCAAGGGATTAGGACTAGGTTGGAATAGAATTGGCTTGCGTTGGACTAGACAATCAAATCCAGATAGTGTTACAATAATGAACGATTTCCACATGAACAATCGTGCGTTGGCTATTATAGGTCTACATTTTATTAGAAACTTGCCACCAGATTATTTGTGGAATGTACACGGTGATCGATATAAAAAAATATGTAATGACTTTGGTCTTACTCCTACTAATAGTATCTACTTGGCATTGCGTAACGGGCAACCAGTTGGTGTTAGCCCTCTAATAAGGTATTTAGAAAATGCAGACATTTCATGACATAGACGGTGTGAGCATTCCATTTAATCCTGAATGGAAAAATGTTGCTATCAGCCTTAGTGGTGGTGCTGACTCTGCATTATTGGCTTACCTTATATGTGATCTTGCTAAAGATCAGGACATCACTGTTCATATTGTTAATCATGTTCGTATGTGGAAGACACGTCCCTGGCAACAGCACGATGCCGACACAGTCTATAACTGGTTGTTCCAGAGATTCTATCATACTACATTCAAACGACATACAAATTTTATTGCACCTGATATAGAGTATGGCAACATAGGTCCTAACTTAACAGACGAATATGGCAAAAAGGTCAGCGGAGACAACATACAAATCCGAAGTTACTCAGAGTTTATCTGTAATAAACACAATATTGATGCTTATTATAATGCAGTTACTCGAAACCCACGCCAGGCAATGTTCAATGGAATGCATGAACGTGATGTTGAACCAACAGAAGATAATAGGCACTTAGAATACATGATCCACATGGGTCGTGTCGCTAGTCATCCTTTTAGATTTGTAGACAAAGCGTGGGTTCTGAAACAGTATAACCGATTAGAAATTATAGATTTATTTAAAACTACTCGAAGTTGTGAAGGTGAGTTTTCCGATATCGACTATAAAACATACAAGCCAGGACAGTATGTCCCAACTTGCGGAGAATGTTTCTGGTGTAAAGAAAGAGAGTGGGCCATTGAACAAAACAAGTAAAACATTCTGTATGCACCCTTTCACCGGGTTAGCTACTAGAGAAGACGGCGCCATACAAGTTTGTTGTCGTAGCCACCCTATTGGGTTTATACAGGATAACTCTTTAGAAGAAATATGGAATAATGATACCATGTGTCTTATTCGTAAGAAGGTGTTGAATGACGAAAGGCCTCCCGAATGTGATCCTTGTTTTAGATTAGAAGATCAAGGTGTTGAAAGCCTACGTCAACGACATATCGCCGGAGTGATTCCCGAAGCAAGGATCAACTTATATCCCAATGCCTTAGATAATCTAAAAGAAGATTATACTATGCCATTTGAAATCCCTACGATGGAACTTAAACTGAACAACTTGTGTAATCTAAAATGTCGTATGTGCCATCCTGGCGATAGCACAAGTTGGAATGATTGGGCGGAAATCAAAGACTATTACAAAGGCGAAGGTCAAGTTATATTTGACATTGTTGAAGAACATAACTTAGAAAAGAAACCATTATTAGATAAGTTTGAAGATAACCCTAACTGGTGGGCTAGCCTAGAAAAGAACTTGCCTTACTTCCGACGTGTGGAGTTTGCCGGTGGGGAGCCCTTAATGGATCCGCAACACTATCGCATCTTAGATATGTTAGCACCATACGGTAACGACATAGAAATCAAGTACGCAACTAACTTAACTACATTAGGTAAGAGCAATCGCACCATATGGGAATACTGGCCGAAGTTTAAGAGTGTAGCAGTTAATGTAAGCATTGATGGCATCGGTTCTAGTTACGAATATGTCCGAGGCAATGCATCATGGTCTGAGTTAGTAAACAACATTAAACAAATACAAACTATACCAAACATCAGTCGTATAGTTGGTGCTGTAGCCGTACAGGTTAGCAATGTGCTGGTACTCGATAAGATGATTACTTACTTCTTAGACGATATTGGCATTGTGTTCTATACCAATATGGTACAGTATCCTAATGTGTTGTCAGCACAGGTACTACCTAAGCCATTAAAAGAACTGGCTATCATGCGTCTCGAAGAAGTTAAAAAACATGTACCAGATTTCAAATATGTCAAAGCTAATCCTATATTATTAAATCTCACACTAGATCAAATCGACGGAGTTATTAATTTTATTAATGCCGTTGATCAAAATGACAAATGGCAAGACTGCGTAGATTTTAATCGTAAACTAGATAATACTCGTGATCAAAGTTTTACAGATGTAACACCAGAGTTCAAAGACTATGTTTAAAGTTACCAGTCGTTGGCCGCATCAAGACAGTGTTAAGATTGAATGGAATCTTGGCAAACGCTGTAACTACGATTGCTCGTATTGTCCTTCGGTGATACACGACAGCTCAAGTCCGCATACTGATATAGCCATACTCAAAGCAACTGTGGATAAACTAATGACATTGGGCAAACCTATACGTCTTAGTTTTACAGGAGGTGAACCTACAGTACATCCTAAGTTTGAAGATCTTATACTGTACGCTAAAGAAAAAGGTGTTAGTTGGATCAGTGTAACAACTAATGGTACAAGAAAAGCAGAGTGGTATGATCAGTTACCTGTTGACCAATATGTATTCAGTGTACACTTTGAATACGATTGGATGCGTGTTATTAATACTATAGAAATCTTAGGAGCGATGAATAAAAATATCATAGTTAATATCATGGCTCATCACAAACATATGGAAGATGTAGCTATCGCCACAGGAAGATTAGACGGCGAGAGTATTCCTTATGCTATTAGACGTATACGATGGACCGAAGGCGATCATGATCTATTTGATGATATGCGATATGATATAAAAGATTTACAGTGGATTAAATCGAAAGAAGCTACTGTGAAAGGCAACTGTATAATCGATGATTCAGAGATCATGCATGCCAACGATATTATTAAGTTAAATCGTAATCAATATAAAGGTTGGACTTGCAACGCAGGTATAGAAAGCCTAATGATAAATTGGGACGGAGATGTACACAGAGCGACTTGTAGAGTCGGTGGTAGTCTAGGCAACATTTATGAAGGCGACTTCGTTGTCCCTAGCGAACCCGTTAAGTGCGACCGTAATTTCTGTACCTGCGCAGCAGACATACCATTAACTAAAATGTTATAATAGGTGTTTCAACTCTGGAAATACTTCTGCAGCATTCATGTTACGAATTAGATCTAAGTTCTTAACATATTCTCTAAAGTCAGGAAGAAGATGCGTATGATCTTCTGCCATAATAAACTTTAAAATGCCTTCCCAACGTTTCCAGCCATAGGGATTATCTTTCCAGAAGCTATCATCTTGTCTATAGTTGTCCCATAACCATTGTTTAAAATCAGAAAACTGTTTTACGATTTCATCTTTGTCTGCTTGTGGCAATATTCTAGCACTTAAGAAAGTTGGAATGTATAACAAGTGTAGATTAATAATGCCTCCACCGGTTTCGTATTCATCTAACTTAAACTTATTAATCTTTTTGAAGCCTTGTCTTAACTTCCATTTAGCAAAATCAATAATGTGTTTTACGTTGAATACCTGAACAGCACAGGCAATAGCACAATGAATGTTATCAGGAGCATTATCCATTAAATGCAGACTGCTTTCTATATCGGACCAATCTGTCGGATAGCGAATGTAGTTGTTTCTTTCCAAAGTAGCATCAATGCTAAATGCATACCTTACTTGTTTAAACTGACTCCATACATTGATAATATCTTCGTTGACAAATATACCGTTGCTGTTATATCTCAGGCTGATGTTCTTAGCATATCCACGTTTAATGATTTCGTCTAAAAAGCGTCTATGCTCTTTAATCATTAACGGCTCGCCTCCTGCGAAGTACAGTTGAGTTATGTTAGGTATCTGTTCAAATATATCATCCCAAAACTCAGGTTTTTCGTACCATGTGTTATTGAATGATTCTTTATCAAATCCTACCTGTTTTAATACGACCGTACTTTTTGTTTTAGATACTAGTTTGTCGTAGTCTTGTAACCAGCGACTGCTATCATGCGGACTACACATAACACACTTGAGATTACAAGTATGCCCAAGCCTTAGATCTAGATAACGTATTACAGGAGGTACGCTACCACTAGTATCAGTATCCCTAATAAGTTGACCAAAATCAAGGCCATCACGATTCCACTCATACATTTCCCATAAGCGTTTGCTTACGACTCCGTTAGATTCTTCTTCAAAACATTTTGTACAACTTGCGGGAACATTTCCTTCTAGCATTGTAAGCCGCATAGATTTCATATAGTCGTTATTAAAAGCAGAAAGCGGTGTATCTCTTCCAAAGTTTGCAGGATCTCCGTTTTCTTTTTTTACAAGGCCTACTCCGTGATCTCCAGTATGAGCTCCACTAGCATTAGCCACACAACATACCCTGGCATCACCATTGGGTCTTGTAGCCATGTGTATCCAAGGTAATGCACAAAAACTATAACTTCCTGTTAGTTCGTTAATAAGACGCTGGCCTTTGCCAATGCGAGTACTACCTGGCTGTAACCAAAAAATCTTATTCATCTTTTAAATTTTCTCTTGAAATAAATTGATCGTTAGGAGTAGAAAATAGTTCTGGCATCACCCCACATGATCTTGCACACGTAATAAGTTTATTGTCGTGCCAATAATTATCCCATACTGTTTGATAAGCATACGAATCGATGATGTCTTTAACTGGACGTTTCTCACCATCTAGTGCATCAATGCCTCCTAGAGATTCCAACAACTGATAATATTGTTTTAGTATTTCTCGTCTTACAGGCAATACTTCTGTTTCTTGATCCTCGGGTTGATAAGGAACCATCGCTAACCAACAACACGGAAATACATGACCCTGTGCATCGATATAAATTTCTTTTGAATTTAGAGCATGACAACTTATTTCTGTTTTTTCTAAAATAGATTTATAGTTGTCTAATATCTTTTTATCTATAAATTTTATTTGAGAGTATTGACTTGGTTCTAAATGATACACTGTCTCTCCTTGTTTATTAAACACAGGAAATTTTGTATCCAACAGCCATCTCGAACTATCTTTCATTACGAATTCTTTAAATTTAAGATCGGAAGCCATTTGTCTGGCTGTATCGACCTGATGTTCGTTGTGTTTAAATCGTATGTAAGCCCATTCTGCATTGCCGCCTTCTTGTATAAATGCAGAAGCATTATCAATAATTTTATTAAAGTCAGTGCCTATTCTATATAGGCTGTGTGTATCTTCTAATCCGTCAATGGCAAAGACCACGCTATGATCAACTGGTAAAGCATGATATAACTCTTTCCACCAAGTTGTGCTACGCAGACTGCCGTTGGTATGAATACGTATTGCCAACTTGGGATTGATCTCAACTGAATATCTAATCATATCGATTAGATCAGAATTCAACAAAGGGTCTCCATAGTTTCCACAAAAATACAACAGTTCAACTTGATTTAACACTTCGGTGTTGATTATGGTTTTATATCGATCAAGAGACCAGCTGGTAATTTTTAATAATGGATTCTCAAGGCCGCCGTGAACGTTACGTGTACACATAGGACAGCTTGCCTGACAGTTATTGCTTATTTCAAGGTGTATATTTTTTAACTGATTAAATTTAAACATTATTGTTTACCTATGACCATCCAGCGAGTATATACAGGCAAGACCAGTTCCCCCGCCCAAAAAACTTTTTCTAGGTGGCATTGTTCTTTAAACTCGTCTAGTGTCTTAGCTATACGAACATGCTCTGGAATATTATAGTTATTGCTTTGCAATACCATTAAACTGTTATGGGGCATTCCACTTAACCAAAGATCGTATTGGTCTTGTGTGATGTGTTCACAGCTGGTGTTGATGACTATGTCTGCATCGCTGCGTACTTCACACATGTCGGCAGTTAGTGCTACAAATCTACCTGCCATTTCTTCTATCTTGTTCATCTCAGTGGCAATAGATTCACAAGTTGGATCGATGTCGACGCTGCGAATATTACCTATATACATTCCGCTTTGGAATATCATGCTGGCTAATACCCCAACCCACCCACCATGGATATCAATATTAGGCCAATGCACTGCATTTTTCTTGTGATTGCGTAGCTCTTGTATCAACCATTCTTTGCTTTTAAGTTGACCCTGCCAGAAGGCATCCATGGTCCTCATTGGGTCTGGACTTTTTCGAATGGCCTGCATCCAAAAGTGTAAATGTTCTGTATCTATTTGCATTTTGGTATCTTTGAATCTGCCGAACTGACACAGCTCGGGGTTATACATGCTGTTGGATTTTTAAAAAGTTCAAATCCTTCTAGGGTTCCTAATGGAACATCGTGACAACTGTACGAGCGTTTCACTTCATTACCTCTTATTATAACACTTTGGTATCCACTATTGCAACTCCAACCTTGAAATTTATTAAAACCAAAAGCATTAAATCGTTCAGCTTGATCAAACAGGTATTCAACATTATCACTATCATATAACGCTATCTGATAAACTTCTTCTCCGGCAACCTGTTGTTGAAAATCATTCTGCATGATATCGATCATCTGAGGAGTATAGCCTTCTACAACACGACTGGCTGTAGGATCACTCTGTGGTTTCAACGTCACGTTGATTCCTCTAGCCCGTAATCTTTCGCAACGTTCTAGTGTTTCAAAGAACAGTTCAGGAACCATAACTTGATTAACAGTTACATGAACACGTTCATACATTAGCTGTAAACATTTGTCTCCAAACTCTTGCTCTCGAGCAAACTCAGAATGGAACGATGCTGTGATGCTTCTACGCTGTAGCATGTCTGTGTTGTTGCACCATGTATTCCACCATTTGCTTCCAGGACTTAGATTGGTAGTCATATGTATGC